TCATTGGGCATGCTCCTCGAGGAAGTTCTTCAACAGATCATGGCCGCGCTCGGTCAGGATCGACTCGGGATGAAACTGCACGCCTTCGACGGCCAGCGTCTTGTGGCGCAGCCCCATGATTTCGCCGTCGTCGGTCCAAGCGGTGATTTCGAGGCAGTCAGGCAAGGATGCACGCTCGACAGCGAGCGAGTGATAGCGCGTGCAGACCAGCGGGTTAGGCAATCCGCGGAAAACCCCAACGTCGCCATGATGCACCGGCGACACCTTGCCGTGCATCAGCTTCTTGGCGTGCACGACGCGACCGCCGAAGGCCTCGCCAATGGCCTGGTGACCGAGGCAAACGCCGAGTAGCGGAATCTTGCCGGCAAATTCGCGAATCGCCGCCAGCGTAATGCCGGCCTGCGACGGATTGCCCGGCCCCGGCGAAATCACCAGATAGTCAGGATCAAGCCGAGCGATCTCATCAAGCGAAATCGCATCGTTGCGGAACACTTTCACCTCCTGCCCCAGCTCGCCGAAATACTGGACGATGTTGTAGGTAAAGGAATCGTAATTGTCGATCATCAGCAGCATAGTCGGCTTATCCTTTTGATTCTATTGAGGCCGACCAGAATCACCGCTGAACGATACCCGCTTTCCTACCCGCTTTTTCAGACGCTGGAGAAGTTGGCACGGACGAAAAAATGCCGGCCCTCGAAGACCGGCATTGTCGCACTGTGCGGGTGCAGTATCAAGGAATGGGCTACGCCGCCCTCCGCTGCTGCTCGACCTGCTGCGCGATCCAGTTGTCGACCTCGTGCTCGGGCCAGGCCGAGGCGCTGCCGAGCTTGATCGGCTTCGGGAAGGTGCCGGCCTTGATCCGCTCGTAGATCACGGTCTTTTTGAGGCCAACCCGATCGAGCACCTGCGGCATGCGCAGCAGGCGGGTATTGGCCTGAAGGTGGGTATCGGGGGCGTTCATGCTGAAATCCTCGTTCTGTAGGTGCAAATGTCGCGGGCCGTGCTCTCACCGCAGGCGAAGATCATCGCCAGGGTGCCGTAGCCTTTACCGCGTCTCTCGTGAAGTTCGCGCATCTCGCGCACCTGCTCGAAGGTGAGCTTGGCGCGCGGGTGCGACTGGCCGCAACGGTGGCCGGATGGGGCGCGCGTGACCATCAGAAGGGCACGTCGTCGGTTAGGTCGTCGAAGCTGCGGGCGGGCGCAGCCGGACGACGGGGTGAATCGGCCGCAGGCTGCGACTTACCGCCCGACGGGTTGGCCCCCGCCTCGCGTGCGCCGCCGGCGAATTCCAGCTCCAGCACCTTGCCGACCAGCTTGAAGCCGGTGCTCTGGTCTTTCTTCTGCCAGGTCTCGATGTGCGGATCGGCGAGGATCAGGTCGATCGCGGCGCCCTTCTTCAGGTACTGCGCCAGCGCCTCGGCGCGCTTGCCGAACAGCGAGGCCTCGATCCATTGGGTCGGCTTGCTGCCGCTGCTGTCCTTCTGTCCGTAATTGAAGGCGAGGCGCAGGGTAGCGACCGGCTCGCCGCCCTGGGTGTAACGCAGCTCGGCGTCCGCTCCAAGGCGGGCGAGTCCGGTCAGGATCATTTACGCAGCCTCCCGCATCTCGAAGCCGCCCTTGTCGGCTTCCGGCTCGATCAGCGACATCTCGACTTCCTGCTGGATCATCTCGCACAGGCGGCCGAGTTCGTTCGGCTCGGGGTGAGCGATCACGCGGAAGCTGACAGCGACAGTGCCGCCGTCCTGGCAATCGAAGCGGAAGTTGTCGACCTCGCAGTCAATCAGGTGGATGTCCTGGGCGCCGCTGACGCCGTAGTGAATCACCGTCTCGTAGCCGGAGAATTCCTTGCCCCACTTCACCGGCCCCATGAGCGGGAACTTCAGGGCCGGCAGGTGGCCGGCATCGGTAATCAGCTCGCCCTGCGGGCCGTCGGCCTTCTTGTAGAGCGAGGACTTGAGCGACGGATCGAACTCGGACAGGACATCGTTACCGACCTTGATCTCGAACTTCAGATCGGCGGCCATGACGTGATCGGTGCCGTGAATCTCGGCGCGGGGATTCACGCTCGTGAGCTTGGCGGCTTGGTTGGCGAGGGAAAACATAGGGCACTTCTCCTTTTTCAACTGGAAATGAGGGGGTTACTTGGCGGCCTTGAACTCGTCGGCCTTGCGCTTGTAGATGCCGCCGAGTTCGTCGCGCTGCGTCGTGCTGCCGACGTACTGGATCAGGTCGGCCGCTTCGGCGAGCTGGTCTTCGTTGGCGGCCTTCTGCAGCTTGTCGGCGACCTGGGCGTATGTCATGACCGGATCAGCACCGGCGCCGCCCTGCTCGACCTGGCGCAGCGCTTCGTCGTCGGGGTCGGGAATCTCGCCGGTCTCGGTATTGACGTTCTCGGTCTTCTTCTTCGCACGCATCTTGTCTTTCACGGCATCAGTGCGCGATGCAGTCGCCGTCGGCTTTTCCTCTGCCTGCTCGGCCTCGAACCAGTCGGCCGTCTGGCTCATTCCGTCGCGCAGGCTGGCGTAAATCTTCTTCAGGCTGACGACTTGCGCCGGCTGGATTGCATCGAGGCGGCGCTGAATGCGCTTCTCGATCTGCTCCTTCGTGACGCCGAACGGCTCAAAGGCGGCGAGCATCTTCTGCATGGCCTCGGGCGACGTGTCGGCCTTGGTCTTCATCGTCGTCTCGCACTGTGCGACGGCCGCCTCGGTGACATCGCCGGGGATCACGGCAAGGATGCAGGCGCGCAGGCGGCGGGAGCCTTGATTTGCGACCATTTCATACACGTCGCGCGGGTCTTCGAGCTTCTTGCTACCGTTCTTGGTGTAACGGATGTGCGGCACCTGAAAGGTGACTTCGCGCCGGGTATTGGTCTCGACATCCCAGGCGAAGGCCTGCACCGTGCTCTCGCCGTTGCGCTGATCCAGCTCGCGAATACCGAACTGCATATTTCCCCAAGCTTGGGCCATTGCTTCGGCAAGGCGGATGCTCGGGCCGGACACATCGGTACCGCCGCGGGAATAGGTATAGACCGCCGAGTCGGCCAGAGTAGGACGGGCGCAGGCGTTCAGGATGCGATCCATCGCGGCGATCTGATCGCGCGGGTTCATGCGGGCGATCATCATCGCGGCCTGAACCTCGGCAACCGCACGCTGCTGATCCGATTGGGCGACGGCGCCGCCAGTCTGCCGAGCTTGCGCGGGAAGCGATGCGGCGAAGGGGTTTGCTGCGACTTCATTCATGGCGAATTACTCCTTTGTGGTTCCGAAACGGGCGTCGATGTAGCTGGAGGCTTCGACGGTGTAGGGCTTTTTCTGGATCAGCTTCCGGCGGAATACCCGGTTTCCGTCCAGCTTCAGCACAGCCGCATCGCCCATAAAGGCGAGCAGATGGTTCTTTGCGGTCTCCGCGACCTTCTCGTATTCGCGGGCCTTTTCTGCTGCGTCCTCGGCTACCTTGGCCCAGTGCAGAATCATTTCGTCGGCCTCGACCTTGGCGCCGTTGGTGCCCGGATAGATGCGCTTGAACATGGGCAGCGTCGCCGGGTGATCGAACTCCGGCTCTGGCGGGACGCCGGAGAGGACGTTCTTGTGCCAGAAGTCGTGCGCTTCCTGGATGATTAGCTCGTCCATTTCCCGATCTCGTTCCATCGGATAAATGCGCAGGTCGTCGCCGCCGAAATATGCCGCCACGTCGAACGCCGGATAGTCGAGCACGAGCATGTAGTGGTGCGGCTGCGGGACGTAATACTCGGCGACGGCATCGGGCTGGCCGTCCTTGCCCCACAGGTAGGCCATGCGCGGCGAGACGTTCTTGATCTCCAGCCCTTTCGGCTGGCCGACGAAGTCGCGGTCGATGTGGGCGATCAGGAAGTCATGTTTCGGGTGGCGAAGGGTGCGATTCACCTTGCGCAACTTCACGCCTTCACGCTCGGAGACCATCGAGGCGATTACCTGCTCCATGACACGGCCGGCCTTGGTGCGGCTATTGTCGGGCGTCGGTTCAATCTCGCCGCGCTTCTGCAGGTACAGCTCCAGGCGCGTCGCGTAGGGGTTAATCCCGAACAGCGTCGCGATGTCGCTGCCGCCGAGGCCGGTCTGCCGGGCCTTCAGGAATTCTTCAATCGGTGCATTCATCAGTCGTCTCTCCCATAGTCTTCGTCACAGTGGCGACAGCCACGCCCACGGCAGCGCGGGCAGGCGTTCGCGATTTCGTTGTCGATCTGGCGCTCGGCTTCGTTTCTTGCCAGCGCTTCCCAGTAGCCGCGTACCTGCTTCACCAGGACGGCACCGACCTCAGAGACCTTCCCCGCATCGATCAGCTTGGCGATCTCGGCGATGTCGACTTCACTGATCGCCTCGGCGAGGTTGTCCGGATTGAAAGGGGCATACTCGCCACCGTCGGCCATCAGTTCTTCGGTGCGTTCGTCGATGGCTTCGTCTCGGCGGTCGTCTTCATCCAGTCGAGACAGGTAGCGGTTCAGGTCAGCCGTGACAGCGCACGGCACGTCGTACAGGCTCATAGCGTCACCCTTGCGAGATTCCACGACTTGCGCACGCCATAGCCGCGGCGCAGGTAGTAAAGGAAATCGCAGAAGAACTTCTTCATGCCGCCCTCGGCAGGGTGTCGAGGGGGCGGGCGACCACGACGAGGCCGTCGAGCGGCATCGCCTCGTCACCATCGAAGAAGAGGTCGATGGCCTTGCAGATCGCGTCGCAGGACGTGTAGGCCATGACGTTGATGTCCTCGGGCGCCGTGGCCGTCTTGATGCTGACGGCGAACGGGCGCAGGGCCGGGGGAGCGAAAGGCGCCAGCGCCTCGCGGAAAAGCGGGTGAATGTTGCTCATGGTCTCGACCTCCGTTTAGTCGTTTATGCCTAGCCATGATAGGCACACGAAAAACGCAAGTCAAGCCGTTTATGGCTAGGCGTGCAAAAAAATAATCCCGCTCGCGGCGGGATATGGATGCAGGCGGAACTTAGCGGACTATCGCCGAGACGCTAACCAATGAAGAAACTTGCCGGCGTAATAGCTGGCGAAGATTGCGGCGACAGCAGCGAGAAACAACGGGTATCGCTCGATCTCTTCATCGAGGCCAAGCAACCGAATGCCCGCCCCCATTATCCAGAACGAGCCAGCACCGACGAGGATCAGGAACAGCAGAAGCAGATTGGCAACAAGCCACTGCATGGCGTTACTTCTTCAACGCCTCGATGAATTTCTCGACGACTCCCGATTCGCATCCACGGCCGCCCATCGTGACGGACTCTTCCCCGGTCTTGTTGTCGATGACTGAAAGGTCGTAGTAGATCGCCGGGCTGAAGTCGCGGATGCAGACATCGAACTGGTTCCAGCTCACGCGGAGTTCATAGCGAGTCTTAAAAGTGTCGTACTGCTCGACCTTTGTTTTTTCTCCGACCGTTCCCTCCGTTACTCGCGGGCCGCGCCGGACGGAGAGCTTCCACCCATCATCGGCGAGCGCGCGCTTCAGTTGGCCGGTCAAGCCAGCCGACCCCGTTGGAACGGTGATCGTTTTTTCGGCTCTGTCGATTGGCTGGTAAATCTGCGGGTTGTACGAGACGCACCCGGTCAGCGATACCGCTACGGTCAACGGGAAAAACAGGCCAAATTTCATATTTGATCGTTTCACTCGGGTACCCACTTTCCAATGACGACGCCGCAGATTGTCGCATTTCCGTTGATCGGGATCAGCTTCGGGCCGGGCCAGTCTGGGTTAAGCGCGCGCAGGAATTTCTGCCCGCCCTCCATCACGAGCTGCTTGAAGGTGGCCTCGTGCTCGTCGTCGAGGCGCACGACGATGTTCTTCCCGTGCTCGGCCTGGGCGTCGGGATCGACGAAGATGATGTCGCCGTCCTGATACTTCGGCTCCATTGAGACGCCACGCACCCGCAGCGCGAAGGCATGCGGGCCGAATTTTCGCGGACACGGCAGCCAGTCCTCGGCGTCGCCGGGGGCGAAGTTGTCGATCACCGCTTCCCAGTTTCCGGCCTGCACCCATGAAATAAGCGGCACGTTCCCGCGCAGGTCTGGCCCCGGCTCGACGTTGGCGTCGGCTTCCTGGGCGAACTTGCGCACGACCGTGATGCTGCCGGTCAGCAGGTATTCGACCGTCGTCTTGAAGGCGTCGGCAATCTTCCGCATGTTCTCGGCGCTAGGATCGACCTCGCCGCGCAGGATGCGGCCGACCGTGGTCTGCCCGATGCCCGTCCGCTTTGCGATTGCCATCTGCGTCGACAGATTCGGCGTGTCTTCCATCAGTTTGCGGAGCCTCTCGCCGATTTCCGGGCGCGGGATTGGTTTTGTTTTTGCCATCCGAAAATTCTCCCTCTTATGGCTAGCCGTTTGTGGTTGCATTGCTAGCCGCTTATGGCTAAACTTCTCGTGTCATGACATGGAGAAAGCCATGAAGCAAACCGAAAACATCCTCGATTTCGTTCGCCGCAGACTTGCCGAGTGCAAGGGGAAGTGGACGGATGTCAGCCGCGACAGCGGCGTGCCCTACTTCACCATCGCCAAGATCGCCCAGGGAACAGTCGCGAATCCGCGCATCAACACGGTTCAAGCCCTGGCCGACTACTTCAACCGCACCCAAGCAGCCAACGCTGGCGGCGCGGAATCCGGCGTTTCTCCCAAAGCGGCAGCGTGAGTTCGTTTTCATGCTGCCCATTCTCTTTTTTTACCCCGAAGCCGTCTGTCCGAAGATGTCCGAAAAAGTCGGACGGGCCGGGAAAGGAGCGTGAGCGATGCAACAAGTCCTTTTTCATGAATCCCTGAACGACGCGCTGCGAGAGGTCGTTCAGACCCTTGGCGGAACGAAGAAGGTCGGCGTACTGATGCGGCCGGAGAAGAGCGCCGACGAGGCCGCACGATGGATCAGCGACTGCCTGAACCCCGACCGCCGCGAGAAGTTCGACCCCGAGCAAGTGCTGTGGCTGCTGCGAGAAGGGCGCCGTGTCGGTTGCCATTCCGGCATGCACTTCCTTTGCTCGGCATCTGGCTATTCCGCAGCGCAACCGATCGAGCCGAGGGACGAACTTGCCGAGCTGCAGCGCAATTTCATCGAGGCATCGAAGCACCTGTCACGGATGGCCGACAGGATCGAACGGATTACCGGGGGGGCAGCATGAAGAAGAAGCGCCTCCCCTGGGTAATTCGCGAAGTTGGAAAAATCGAGGTCGATCAGCGGGTCGTGTTCGCTCGGCCGTCTCTTTCTGAAGCGATTGCGCTCTGCGTCCAAGTGTCCGGCCTCGAAGAGAAAGAGGTCTATCTGTCGCTCGAAATCGACGCCGGCCACTGGACGCGGATCATGAAGGGCGACGCGCACTTCCCGGTGAACAAGCTCAACAACCTGATGGACTTGTGCGGCAACGAGGCGCCGCTGATGTGGCTGGCGAACTCGCGCGGCTATGGCCTGGTGGTATTGAAAACCGAGGCCGAGCGCCGCGCTGAAATGGCCGAGCGCGCCCTGAGAGAAGAGCGCGACAAGGTGCGCTTCCTCACCGAGCTGCTGCAAGGAAAGGCGGCGGCATGAAAGAAGACGGCAGCACGCTACCAGCCCCACCATTGCCCGCAGACGCAGACCTGCGGGATTTTGTTTTCATGCCGCTCGATGTCGTTCGACTGCGCGACTCCGGGATCGCCGTTCACGCATCGGGCGACGGATTCCGCGCCGCTGTCCTTCTGTGGTGCGCATCCTGGCACCAGCTCCCGGCCGCCTCACTTCCTGACGACGACGCGATCCTTGCGCAGCTCGCCGGCTATGGCCGCGTCGTGAAGGAGTGGAAAAAGGTGCGAAACGAAGCCATGCGCGGCTGGTTCAAGTGCTCGGACGGCCTGCTTTATCACCCGGTCGTCGTCGAAAAGGCGATCGAAGCATGGACACAGAAGCAGGATCACCGGGCAAGGCGAGAAGCCGAGCGCAAGCGCAAGGCCGACGAGCGGGAACGCCGGCGCCTAGAGGATGAAGCCCGGCAACAGGCTGGACAGGCCGGCGTAAATCCAGCGGAAAACGGCGAATTGTCCGGCGGACATTCTGAATCTGTCCGGCGGACAGACGGCGGAAATCCAGCGGAAAACGCTCTTAAGGGACAGGGAGAGGGACAGGGAGAGGTAAGGGACAGGGATATAAAACCTTCTTCGGGGGGTGCAGCTCCAGATGCTTCGCCTTCGGCTCCGCCTGCCGCGAAATCAGCGAACGGCTCTCGGCTGTCTTCCGACTGGGCGCTGCCGAAGGCATGGGGCGAGTGGGCATTGCAGGAACAGCCCACATGGACAGCCGACCACGTTCGCAAGGTCGCCGAGAGCTTCCGAGACTATTGGGTCAGCAAGGCAGGCGCCGATGCGCGCAAAACCGACTGGCAAGCCACCTGGCGCAACTGGGTGCGGAAGGAAAAACCCCTCGCCCCGTCGTCACCCATCCAAGGATCAAGCGCGAAGTTCGACCCCGTGAGCTTCGTCAATCAAAACCGAACCAGCAGGAGCAACCATGCACCCGGCGACATCATCGACGTTCAGCACGAACCCCTGGCTTGATCCGCACCCGGCCCTCGATGGGCTGGCGGTCATGGATCATCTTTTCAACCGCCTGGACGGCTTGTATCCGCATCGCTGGCGCTCGGCATTCCCGTCTCCAGACAGCATCGCGAACTGGCGTCAGGCATGGGCCGAAGGCTTCGCCGAGGAAGGTATGACGATGGCCGAGATCAAGCGCGGCATCGCTGAATGTCGTCGCCTGTTCGACTGGCCGCCGTCCTTCCCCGAGTTCGTGAAGGCGTGCCGCCCGGCCCTGGACTACGAGCGCGCCTTCATCGAAGCCGTCGAGCAGATGCGCAAGCGCGAAACCGGGGGCGACACCTGGAGCATACCGGCGGTTTATTGGGCCGCTGTGAAGCTCGGGTCAGACCTTTCGGCCCATCCCTACCCGGCGATCAAAGGCCGCTGGATGGCAGCGCTCGACGACGCGATCGAGGGTATCCGCACCGGCAAGCTGCCGGACGACGTGCCGCAGCGCCGTGAAGCGCTTCCCGCCCCCGGCCAGTGCAGCGTCTCGCCCGAGGTGGCAAAGCAGCGTCTCGCGAACATCCGCGACATGCTGGCCCGAAAAATGACCATGCAATGACGGAGTGCGAGCTATGCGAGAAGAAATCGGCGATCTTGGACTTCAACCGGATTTGCTGCCGGGTGCGCTTCGTTATGTCCCTGCCGACGCGGGAGATGCGAGTCGGCTGGCTGGATCGATGGAGATCGTGGGACGGCAATGCGATGGCGGATGCCGTCGAGAAGGAGGTCAGGGAGAGATGGCGCCGCTCATGACGGGCCACGCGCGCGCGCATTTGCAGCCGATCGAGCTGGTGCTGCCCTATCCGCTGTCGGCTAACCGCTACTGGCGCACCTACATGCCCAAGGGCTTCAAGGCGCCGGTGACGGTGTGCTCGTCCGAGGCGAAGGCCTACAAGGCGCAAGTCGGATGGCTGGCGAAAGCGGCCGGCATCAGGAAGCCGATCGCCGGGAGGGTTGCCGTGTCCTACACGCTCTACCCGAAGCGCCCCCTCGACTGGGCGAAGCGGGCCTCGAAAGACCCCGCAGCCTGGGACGACTCGGTGCTCTGCATCGACCTCGACAACGCGCAGAAGGTGCTCTTCGACGCGCTCAAGGGTGTGGTGATCGAGGATGACAAGTGGGTGCGCCGCATCGAGGCCGAGCGCGCGGAACCGGACGGCGAAGCCCGCCTCGTCGTGCGCATCTGGCCGCTGGCCGTCATCACCCCGCAGGCCTCGCTGCTCTGACGCCGATGCAGCAGGCAGCCGCGCCGGAAATCCGAATCGACTGGTTTCAGGTCATCAACGACCTGGGCCGGCGCGGCTTTCCGTCGCAACTGATAGCCGACTCGATCGGCGTCGCGAAGTCGACCTTGCTCGGCTGGAAGCAGGGGGCGGAACCGAAGCACGGCGACGGCGAGCGCCTGATCGCCTTCTGGTGCCGCGTCATGGAGCGCCAGCGCGAGGCCTTGCCGCTGGTCAGCGGTGGCGACTGGTGGGCGTACCACTCGACGCGGGCGCGCTGACGAAGGTCGGGAAACCGACCGCAGCTTCCCCCGATAATCGTCCGCGTCGTTCCCCCTCAACCCACGACCACGGAGACCACGATGCCCCCTCGCAAGCTGACCACCCAAACCCCCGGCGAACCGATTCAGGAAGCCGACACCACGGAACAAGCCGCCCCGGAAGCGGAACAACCGGCCGCCCAAGCGGAACAGGCGCCCGTCGAGGCGACCGGAACCGCCCCCGATGCCGACACGCCGGCCGATCCCGAGCCTCAACCCACGACCACGGAGACCGCAGCGTCGGCCGCTGATCCTGCTCCGGTTGTTGCACGTCGCCCCGGCGAGCTGCCCCATGCGGCCGAGATCGACCCGAAGACCCTCAAGCAGCCCGTGCTCACGCAGCAGGGCTACGTCGTGCCGGAGAAGTGACCATGTGCGGAGGCGGAGGAAGCAAACCACCGGCGGTCGTCCAGCGCGACCCCGCAGCAGAAGCTGAAGCGGCAGCCAACGCGGCCGCAGTCAAGGCCAACGAGGAAGCCGCCACCCGGCGCAAGCGTAAGCAGGAAAGCAGCCTGCTCGCGTCCGGCGCCCAGGGCGTGAAGGGACAGGCCGGCGCGTCGCTGCTCGCATCGGCACAAGGCAAGGACACGCTCGGATCATGAACGAAACCGCCGACAAGATCGTCAAGCGCCTGACTGCGCTCAAGTCGCTGCGCCGGCCGCATGAACAGGTCTGGCGCGACTGCTTCGACTTCACCTACCCGCTGCGAGGATCGGGCTTCACGTCCGACATCATCGACGCGCAGGAAGGTCAGCGGAAGCGCGCGAACCTGCTCGATTCGACCGCCACCGACGCGGTGCGCATCCTGGCCTCGTCGATCATGTCGGGCCTCACCCCTGCAAACTCCCGCTGGTTCGGCCTCGATGTCGGCAACGAGTCCGAGGATGAACGCCGCTGGCTCGACATGGCGGCGCAAACCCTGTGGGAGAACATCCACATGGCGAACTTCGACGCGGCGGCCTTTGAAGCCGTGCTCGATGTCGTCGTCGCCGGCTGGTTTGCCCTCTACATCGACGAAGACCCGGACGAGGGCGGGCTGCGCTTCTCGCAATGGCCGCTCGCCGGCGTCTATTGCTCGGCCTCGAAGCCGGGCGGCCGGGTCGATTCGGTCTATCGCTGCTTCACCATGACCGCCGAGCAGGCCGTCGCCGAGTTCGGCGAGACCGAGGTCAGCCAGAAGACGGCCAAGCTCGCGAAGGACAAGCCCGACGAGAAGGTCGAGTTCGTGCATGCGATCTACCCGCGCACGCTGAAGGTGACGAACCCGCGCCTCGCCAAGAATCTGCCGGTCGCCTCGGTGCATGTCGAGGTGAAGGAGAAGAAGACCGTCCGCGAGTCCGGCTTTCACGAGATGCCGGTCGTCGTGCCGCGCTGGATGCTTATCCCCGATTCTGTCTATGGGGTCGGCCCAGTCTTCGATGCGCTGCCCGACGTGAAGATGCTCAACGAGCTGAAGGGCATGGAGCTTGCCGCGGCCGACTTGGCAATCGCCGGCATGTGGATCGCCGAGGACGACGGCGTGCTCAACCCGCGCACCGTGAAGGTCGGCCCGAAGAAGATCATCGTCGCGAACTCGGTCGACAGCATGAAGCCGCTGCAGACCGGTGCCAACTTCGAGCTGTCCGAGGTGCTGACCGACCAACTCCAGAAGGCGATCCGCAAGGTGCTGATGGCCGACCAGCTCCAGCCCCAGGACGGCCCCGCCATGACGGCGACCGAGGTGCACGTCCGGGTGAATCTGATCCGGCAACTGCTCGGCCCGATCTACGGCCGGCTGCAGGCCGAATACCTTCAGATCATGATCGAGCGCTGCTTCGGCCTCGGCTACCGTGCCGGCGCCTTCGGCCCTGCTCCCGATTCTATCGCCGGCCGCGAGTTCTCCGTCCGGTACATCTCCCCCCTCGCCCGTGCGCAGAAGCTCGAAGACGTGACCGCGATCGAGCGCCTGCACATGAACATCGCGCAAATCGCCCAAGCAAAGCCCGACGTGCTCGACCTGATCGACGAGGACGCAACCGTGCGGGTGCTCTCCGACGCCCTGGGCGTGCCGACCAATGTCGTGCGCAAGACTTCCGACGTTGAGCAGCTACGCCAGCAGCGCGCGCAGGCGCAACAGGCCGCGCAGCAACAGCAGGCCGCCATGCAGATGCAGCAGGTCGCCGGTGAGGCGATGGCGAAGAAAGCGATCGGTGCCGCATGAGCGCGCCGACGCCTATCCCGCCCGAGGCCTATGCCCGAGTTTTCGAGAACCACGCCGAGGGTCGCCTGATCCTCGAAGACCTGACCGCCCGCTTCGGTGGCGGCATCTACGTAAAGGGCGGTCTCGAAGGGGATCGCCAGACCTGTTTCAACGCTGGCCGCCGCAGCGTTTTGGACTTCATTCTCGGGCGGATCAACCAAGCAAACGGAGTAGAAACCGATGAGGAATAGACATGTTTTCATGGATCAAGCGGGCGATGGAACGCAGGGCGGCGCGTCTGGCGGTGCAGCAGGCGCAGGCGCTGCGGGTGCAGCGGGTGCTGCTGGAGCAGGCCAGGGGGGCGCGAACGGTGCGGCAGGTGGCGCTGGTGCAGCATCTGGCAGCGTCCTGGCTACCGGCGCGGCTGCGGCGGGAAGTGGACAAGGCGCTGCAGGCGGCGCTGGTGCTGGCCCCAACGACTGGATTCCCGAGAAGTACCGCGTCACCAAAGCGGACGGGGCGCTCGACATCGAAGCGTCGGCGCGCAAGGTAGCCGAGGCGCATCGTCACCTCGAACAGAAGCTCGGCGCCGGCGATGTGCCGCCCAAGACCCCGGAAGAGTACGCCCCGAAGGTCGAGATGGAAGGCTTCAACTGGGACGAGTTCAAGACCGACCCGGAGATGCAGGGCTTCCTCAAGGCGGCTCACTCGAAGGGCATCACCAACGATCAGATGTCCTTTGTCCTCGGCGAGTATCTGCAGCGCGCCCCGGCGCTGATGCAGGGCGCCAAGCAGCTCGACGACAAGGCCGCCGCCGCCGAGTTGCGCCAGACGTGGAAGACCGACGACGAGTTCAATCAGAACGTCGGCCTCGCCTTCAAGGCATTCGACGCTTTCGCGTCCGAAGCCGACCGCGCCAAGATCGACGAGATCGGCAATAACCCGATCGTCCTGCGCCTGCTGGCGAACATCGGCAAGGAAATGCAGGAGGACAGCCCGGCCAACGGCGGCGGCGTTCCCGAGGGCGACTTCAACAGCAAGGTGGCCGAGCTGCGCGCCGAGCTGGAAAAGCTGCCCCAGTCCGACCCGCGCCGCAAGCAAGTGAAGGCCGAACTCGACGGCATGTATTCCCGCCGTTACGGCTCCAAGGCGCAACGCCTTGGCGGTGGCACAAGCCGCCCGACGGTCGCCTGACCGCTCTCCCCCTCAAAAGGTCGGGAAACCGACCGCACTCTCGCACGATCATCGCAGGCATTCCCGGTTAGCCGGGCGGCCTGCGGTGGCGCGCAGATACCCGACAAGGCCCGCAGGTCGAGCATGAAACGCCGATGCCCGATCCCGAAGAAGCAGGCCCGCAGTGCGGACACCCTGGAAGGCGACCGTTCAATTTCTAGGAGCGCACCATGTCTCAGTTCATCACTGAAGCGTTTGTGCAGCAGTTCGCGGATAACTTCATCCACGTTGCACAACAGAAAAACAGCCGCCTTGAAGGCACTGTTCTCGTCGAATCCGGCATCAAGGGCATGTCGAAGTCGATCAACCGTCTCGGCCAGCGCACCGCGCAGCGCCGCATCGCCCGCCACGCCGACACCCCGATCAACGATCAGCCGCACAGCACCCGCTACGTCGACCTGTTCGACTGGGAAGACGGCGACATGATCGACGATCAGGACAAGATTCGGATGCTGACCGATCCGCAATCCGAGTATGTGGCGGCGATGATTGCCTCGCTCAACCGGGCGAAGGACGACGTAATCATCTCGGCCCTGGGCGGCAACTCGCGCAGCTCGACCGGCAACATCATCCTGCCGGCTGGCCAGAAGGTCGCCGTCGGCGGTACCGGCCTGACCAAGGCGAAGATGATTCAGGCGCGCAAGCTGTTCCGCCAGAACGAAGCCGACGCCGAAGCCGGCGAAGAGCTGTTCATGGCCTACGCCTCGTCGCAGCTTTCCGATCTACTGACCGACACCGCGCTGACCAACACCGAGGTCAACACCGTGCTTTCCCTCATGGATGGCACGCTGAAGAACGCCTCGCTGATGGGCTTCAAGATGGTGCCGATCGAGCGCCTGCAGAAGGTCAGCACGACCCGCTACTGCTACGCCTGGGCGAAATCCGGCCTCACCCTCGGGGTTGGGGAAAACATCATGACGCGCATCGGCGAAGACCCCGGCAAGGGCTTCAACGTCCGCATCTACGCCAAGATGTCCATTGGCGCGGTGCGGGTCGAAGAAGAGAAGGTCGTCGAAATCGCCTGTCAAGAATCCTAAGAAAGGAGCTGAATCATGGCAGTCGTTACCACCAAAGCAACCGCAGTCACCAACGCCGACGCGGCCAGCCAGACCAACAACTCGCAGAAGATCGCGGGCGGCCGTCTGCGCGAGGATGTCGGCGCCATCGAAGCCGTCTCCGGCGATTCGATCGGTTCCGTCTATCGCCTGGCCCGCGTCAAGTCCGGTGCTCGCATCTCGCAGGTGCTGCTGTCCTGCGATGCGATCACGACCTGCGCCGGCGACGTTGGCGTCTATGACATCACGTCCGTGAATAGCGGCGCTGTCGTCGATGCCGACTTCTTCGGTTCCGCCGTCTCGCTGGCTTCCGCGCTCGTCAATTCCGACGTGACGCACGAAGCCGATGCGGCCGACGCCGGCGCCGGTTTCGGCCTCGCCGATGTCGAAAAGCCGCTGTGGCAGGCGCTCGGCCTCGCCGCCGATCCGAACAAGCTCTACGACATTGCCGTCACTCTGACGGCTGCCGCAGGCTCGGCCGGCACCGTCGCGATGAAGGTTCGTTACGTCGACGGCAACTGACCGCTTCCCGGTTGAACCTCCCTCCAGTGAAGCACTTTGACCGGGGCCACGTGCCCCGGTTTTTTCTTCAGGACTCAGAACATGGCGACCAGTGTCTCGATCTGCTCCAACGCGCTGCTGATGCTCGGCGCGCAACCCATCAACGACCTGGACGAAGACCTCGACCGGGCACGGCTGGCGGCGAACCTCTATCCGTCGGTGCGCGACGACATGCTGCGCTCGCACCCGTGGAATTGCGCGGTCAAGCGCGTGGTGCTGTCGCCCGATTCCACCCCGCCGGCCTTCGGCTACGCCTACCAGTTCCCGCTGCCGCCTGACTGGCTGCGCACCCTGTCGGTCGGCGACTACGGCGCCGAGATCGACTTCCGCATCGAGGGCCGCATGCTGATGGCTGACGACTCGGCCCCGAAGCTGCGCTACATCTTCCGCAACGAGGTCGAATCAACCTGGGACGCGATGCTGATCCACTGCATGACGCTGGCGATGGCCGCGGGCATGGCCTACGCGATCACCCAATCGACCAGCCTCGAACAGTCGCGCATTCAGGAATTGCAGATGGCGCTGAAGCGCGCCCGCGCGGCCGACGGCCAGGACGAACCGCCGGAGACATTCGGCGATAACCGACTGCTCGGCAGCCGGTACTGAGGGGAGCCGACACCATGCCGCGCGTCACCCTGATGCAAACCAACTTCACGGCCGGCGAGGTCTCCCCGCGACTGCTCGGCCGTGTCGACATCGCCCGCTATGCCAACGGCGCCAAGCTGATCGAAAACGCCTATCCCGTCGTGCATGGGGGCGTGATCCGCCGGCCCGGCACCCGCTTCGTTGCGGCGGCGAAGTTCTCCGACAAGGCCGTGCGCCTGATTCCCTACGTCTTCAACAAGGATCAGGCCTACATGCTGGAGTTCGGCGACCAGTACATGCGCGTCTTCAAGGACGGCGCCCAGGTGCTCGCCGGGGGCGGCTCTCCCTACGAGGTGACGACGCCCTACACCGAGGCCATGCTGCCCGAGATCGACTTCGTGCAGGGCGCCGACACGATGTTCATCGCGCACCCGGACGTGCCAATTTACCGCCTGCGCCGCCTCGATCATGCCGAATGGTCGCTCGCTGCCGCCCCCTTCGTCACGACCCCCTTCGACGAGATCGGCTTCCGGCCGGCGACGACCCTCACGCTGTCGAGCGGCGCTGTCGGTACCGGCCGCACGCTGACCGCCGGCGCTGCGACATTCCTCGCCTCGGATGTCGGGCGGGAGGTGTGGGCTGGCCCCGGCATCGCCAAGATCACCGCCGTCGGCAGCTCGACGAGCGCGACCGCCGACATCCTCGTCGCCTTCACCGCGACCTCCTTCACGTCCGGCCAGTGGCAGGTCAGGGGATCACCGCAAACGTCCTGCACGCCGTCGGCGAAAGACCCGGTAGGCACGACCATCACCCTGACGCTGGCGGCTGACGGATGGCGCGCGGCCGACGTGGGCAAGTTCGTGAAGATCAATCGCGGGCTGGTGCAGATCACTGCCTACACGTCCAACACGATCGTCAGCGGCAAGATTCTCGCCGCCCTCGATGCGACGGTCGCCTCGCCGGCGAATGCCTGGACACTGGAGGCAGCCGTGTGGAATGCCAACGACGGCTATCCCTCGACCGTCACCCTGTACGAGCAGCGCCTGATTGCCGCCGGCTCGCCCGGCTACCCGCAAACCGTGTGGATGTCGCGCACCGGCGAATCCCTGAATTTCGAGCTGGGCACGAAGGACGACGACGCCATGTCCTTCACCATCTCGTCCGACCAGATCAACCCGATCACGCACCTTGGGCAGATCAAGGTGCTGATGGTGCTCACCCGCGGCGGCGAGTTCTCGATTCACGGCGGCGTCGAGAAACCGATCACGCCGACCAACATCCAGGTGAAGAATCAGACGGTCTATGGCTGCAACGCCGTCCGGCCGTGCCGCATCGGCAACGAGCTGTACTTCATCCAGCGGGCCGGCCGCAAGCTGCGGGCGATGGCCTACAAGATCGAGTCGGATGCCTTCGGCTCCCCTGACCTCTCCGTCCTCGGCGAGCACGCGACCGAGACCGGCATCAAGGAACTCGCCTACCAGCAGGAGCCGGAATCGGTCATGTGGCTGGTGCGCAATGATGGCGTGATGGCGACCGTCACCATCGACCGCGATCAGGATGTCATCGGATGGGCGCGGCAGATCACCGATGGCGCTTTCGAGTCAGTCGCCGCGATCCCGGTCTCGGATGGTGACGAAGTGTGGGCACTGGTGCGCCGCACCGTCGGCGGCAACACCGTGCGCTACATCGAGCGCTTCGATACCGACGTGCGCACCGATTCGGCGATCACCGGCACGCACCCGACCGGCGTCGCAACCTGGACAGGCCTCACCCATCTCGAAGGGCGCGAGGTCGACATCGTGGCCGATGGCGTCGTGATGGATCGCATGACGGTCGCCGGCGGGCAGGTGACGCTCGCGCGCACCGCGAAGGCCGTCGAGATCGGCCTGCCCTACACGACCACGATCGAGACGCTGACCCCGGAAATGTCCGGCGGTACCGGCAGCGCCCAGGGCAACAGCATGCGGATCGGCGAGGTGACGCTGCGCTTCATCAACACCACGGGCGCCGAACTCAACGGCCAGGTGATCCCCTTCCGCAGTCTCGGCCCGGCCGTGCTCGACACCGCGGCGCCGCTCTTCACCGGCGATCACCGCGTCGAAAAGCTCGGATGGGAACGCGGGCAGGCAATGCTCACGATCCAGCAGAAGCAGCCGCTCCCCTTCCATCTGCTCGCGGTCATCAAGAAATTCACGGTGAACGACTGATGGACATCGAAGTTATCCCCGCCACAGAGCAAGACGCCAGGCACGTTGCCACTCACCTGCGCGCTGCCGATTTCCTCGAATTGAGCCTGTGGCAGCCCGAGGAAACCCCGGAGCAGAGCGTGATGGATAGCGTATCTGCCTCCCAATGGTGCGATGTCGTGAAGGTCGATGGCGTGCCGGTGCTGCTGTACGGACTGTGCGACTCTGGAAGCCCTCGCATCGGTGTGCCGTGGATGGTGGCAACCGACGGCATCCGGCTTATCTCCCGGCAATTCCTCAACGGCTGCGCCTCCCGCGTGCAGGAGATGCAGGACGCTTTTCCCATCCTGCACAACCAAGTGCACCGGGGGAACACCCTCTCGATCAACTGGCTGCGCTGGCTTGGGTTCGTGGTCGTCGAGACCCCGACAGGCAACGGCGGGGAGTTCTTCGACTTCTACAAAGGAGACTGAAATGCCTGACAGCCCTCTCGTTATTCGCCACTGCACGGTGGCCGAGATCGAGCAGTCGGGGGCGCTGCCCGAGCTGCTGGCGGCCTATGGGGATGAATCGAGCATCCCCGAAATCGGTCAGCCATCCCCTTGCATGGAGACGTATCGCGGCATGGCCGCCAGTGGGGTGCTGCACTTCGTTGGCGCGTTTTCGCCCGAGCTGGTCGGGGTGGTGAGCGTCCTCGTGTTCGGCCTGCCGCATTACGCCGGCCGCCGCGTCGCCTCGATTGAATCCTTCTTTGTTGCTCCGCATGCAAGGCACGGCGGCACAGGAATCAGGCTGCTTCGCTCTGCCGAAGAACTGGCGCGCGGACTCGGGGCGCAGGCGCTCATGGTCAGCGCACCAGTCGGGAGTCGTCTCGCCAAGGTCATGACGCGCACCGCCGGATACCGGCCGACGAATCAGGTTTTCACACGAGGTCTCACATGAGCGACATCACTGTTTTATCCCCGACCGTGCCGCCCATGACGGCAGATGAAATAGCAAAGGTCGAGCGCTTGGAGTCGCATCTGCGCTCTCTTGAACAGGTACCTATTGAGACGACGCACCACTTCCACGCCGGGATGTACGCGCGAACCGTCCGCATCCCGAAGGGCGTTGTCATCACCGGGGCGCTGATCCGCATCCCGACGATGCTAATCGTCTCCGGGCACGTGACCGTCTTCATTGGTAGCGAAACCGTCGATCTGCACGGCTACCACGTCATTCCTGCCAGCGCCGGCCGCAAGCAAGTCTTCCTTGCCCATGCCGACACCGACCTGACGATGATCTTCCCGACCAGCGCCCAGACGGTCGAGGAAGCCGAGGCGGAATTCACCGACGAGACCGAGCTGCTGTTATCGCGTCAGCAGTCCGGCAATTTGACCATCACCACAGGAGAGTAACCATGTCTGGAGTTACTGCAGCATCCGTCGCAGCCTATGCCGCCCTAGCAGCCGCAGCAGTCGGCGCCTATTCGTCGATTCAACAAGGGAAGCAGCAAAAGGAATGGGGCGACTATCAGGCTAAACAGGCCGAGGCCGATGCAGCCGCCGACAAAAGCGCGGCGCAGGTGCATGCCGAGAAGATCAGGAAGATGGCCCGCATTCAGGCCGGCGAGGCTAGTGCTTCCCTTGCCGGATCGGGCGTCGATGTTGGTGAAGGCACGGCGGTCAACATCAACAAGGACATCTACGCCAACGCCGAAGAAGATGCGGTCATGACCATCTTTGGTGGGTCTGATCGCGCAGCGCGAGGCAACGCAGAGGCAGCAGCGTATCGAGCCAAGGGCAGCCAGGCGCAGCAGGCCGGATACCTGAATGCCACCTCATCAATC